GCGCCTATACTAAATCACTGTAAGATTTAAAACTTACACTTTGAAGTATAATGAGTTATAGTCTTCAAGACTTTAAATCCTTCTCTTTGAAGGTGAGATTGAGTTTTCTCTTTTCTCGTTCCAGGATGTCCTTACGTTCTTCTATTATTGTTGCAATAGTAGGTGAGAGTGTAGGGAGAATATTACGGTCCGAAAAGGATGACATACGAAGAGTCGTCTGTGAGAACAAACCTGTCAGAACGAAAGGTATTGTTACAGTCGATCCAACAGCGAGGGAAAGGTAGTAAAGAACATTACTCCAAGTTCCCGCTGTTGTGCTTTGTATGCCGGACCTTAAGGCACCGGACCCACCATTTGTAACAGTGGGTGCCGTCAGGTCTAGAGTAATAGGAGTAGTTCCCTCCTGTTGAGCATAAAGGGTTAACAAATAAGTACCAGCCCTCTTAACGTTAAAGATATTAGATGAGACAATTGTCGCATATGTATCAAGTTGAGAGAGATTTTGGGAAGTTGTTATCCAATTATTATCAAAAGGGGTAGAGAGTACTCTATTCGTAGACATTGATGGCGGATCTATATGTAATTGGGGAATCATGAGTTCTATTTCATAATCAACCCAAAGACTTCCGATCCCGGAAGGAAAGACTTGATCTCCTTTAGAGATGTATATTTTTCCACAGTCACTCGTTCTTGGATCAGTGTTGAGGGGGTAACCTCCAACTCTGACGTAACGAATGCGGTTTCCTCCAAGAGGAAACTTACAACGCATTTGAGTCCAGCAGGGCCCAGTAACTGCATGTTCCATAGCCAACATTTCTGACCGATTGGTCGGATCTTGATCCGAGGGGTCAGCATCAATAGCAATGGCAAAATAGCCAGGTGTTGATGTTGGGCAATTAGGATGGTAGTGAACCTCAAGACGACGAAATTTATATTTCTCGAATCTAGAGGCTATATTGGCTAACCAAGGGAAAACTTCTTGTTGTCCAGGATTGAGTTCGTAAGCGGTAAGTTCAAATGGATTTACCCCTCCTGACTCATCATGCCAGAATTCTCGATGTTTGACTATCAGATTTTCACCTGATGATTCAAATTGAGGCTTGCTGGTTGTGACAACCATAGAAGAAGAGGCTGGTGCGCTTACTGGTTCGTCGAATCTTAACGAGTTCGACAAACGTCTTCGCATAACAGCTCTCTTCCCTGTCTTTCCTTTCTTTGCCTTCGATCTTGTCGGCATGGTTAAAGAGTGTGCTTAGTAGTTTAAAGATGTTGATTAACTTTTATATTAAAAGTTAAATTTATTAATTTATTTTTGATTTTTTTTATTAGTTTTGTTTTGTAAAGTTGTGCAGTTTGGTCATCGAAGACGTGGAAGTTTTTCTTAATTGAAAGATAATTTCCAAAGTCTTTTTTGACCTTCATAATTGCACTTCTAGCAAAATCAGGCATCCTTTCAGATCTATCGACGAAATAACGTCTAGGGATAAAATTTATAATGGTTTTATCTCTTAACAATGTTGAATCGTAGATCTTTTTGGTAGCCAGTCTCATGTTTAGACGAAGATAGTGATCATCGTCCTTACGTGGTCCATCTTTTAACCATAAGTACTTGTCCAGACACATTTTAAAGTGTCCTTCCATGATACGTTCAGTATCATCTTCCCTCAAAGATTCTTCTTCGATGAGGGGACCAACCAGCAATGGAATTTCTATCAAAACTGGAGAGATCTTCCGAAAATCTTGCAAAGACTTTTTTACAGAGTTTGGTATATCACCAACTCTCTCTTGTATATATCTTGCTTTAAGATTATGATACAAGAAGGTCGCAACTTTGCGTTGTAGAGGAGTAATTTTAATATTAGCTCCTGTGAGATTTTCAAGACCTAAGCCCCCAAGTGATTGGTGAATAAAATAATTCGGAATAAATTTCTTTCTTCCAATTTTAAAATTCACTTTTTCATGCAGGGACTTATAGAATAGTGAAAGACAATATTTGCGTTCATCGAGAGGATATCCGATGAAGTCTTTCTGAACGAGGCGAGCTTGAGTCAGTAATCTTTTTGGTTCTGATTTGACCCGATGACCTAACGCTAAAGCAATGTTCATATAGCCGACACTTTTACCTTTATAACCTAAGATACTGTTAATAAGGTAGTAGTCGGGATGAACATAACTTTTCGCTTTATTAACTTTGAGTCCAACTTCTCCAGCATGTCTTATAAAGGTTTTAAAGCCTTTTTTAGAATGTTGAAAGACGATGTCGTCGCCGTTAATAAAGAGTTTCTCTCTATGTAAATCTCTTGAATGTTCCCTTAGTCTTAGGAAACAAGATAGATTTATAATACATAGTAGAGGAAAGGAAAGTGGGTTCCCCATCAATTGTCCTCCCTTTTGAAGAATTTCTTCTCCATCAGGGTATTCAATTATACAGGGTTTCATGCACTTTCGGAATAGTGTTGCAGTCAAGAGTTTATCAAGTTCATTCTTATAATATAACTCAGTCTGTCCTTTTTTAAAAGTCAAGTCCACCAAGCCAAGGTTCTCAATGATTCTCTCAACACAAATTGTTGTAGAGTTCATTTTTAAGAGATCTGTGGCAGATGAATAATCGACGGAACAGAACATGAGTTCCTCGTTCGTTGCGTGCTGTATATAGTAGCGTCCATTTTCGTTTACACTAGAGTTCATCACTCTATGTAATCTCTCCTCGAAATCCTTGGTCATGGTAGCAAACTTTTGCTTTTTCCACATCCTAAGGAGATATTTCTGGAGGGGACGTACGGCCGTATAAAGATTAGAGTCACCTTTAGTGATGACTCGAAACTTTCCCGGTTCCGGAATACTCTGATAAATTACTCTCATGATCGAATGAGTAGAATCAGCAGCACACTTGAGGAATTGTTGATAAGACAAATCCTCCCTTCTACTGGTGAAGCCTAGTCCATAAGTTTGGTCTATAGAGACTAACTCACGGTTTCCACCAGCACCCCTGGTTACTGAATAACCAGAGCTCTTCGTTGGGGCACAAATACCCGGCGAGTACGGAACATGTCTCTTATGTCCTCTAGGAGGAAAGACATAGTCTACGGCCATTTTCAAATAATTTTCTGTCTCTTCGGAGATAGACCCTGGAGTTGACATTAATTTCTTATGTTTCTCCATTGTCTGTTTCTCGACGCTATCAGGAAGTGCGTACCAGCATGATTTACTCTCATATAATGATCTGAGAGATCTCATCTGGCGAACATTTCCCTGATTCGCTCGAGCACAATATAATTTGATCATGTGCCATAGTTTTCCAGAGAAGACGATAGGTCTTCTCATCAGCTCCATACCGTTAGCTCTCGCTAAGATTAATTGAAAATCAGTTTTTAAATTGACTTCTAATCGATCTTTAATAGCAAGAAATAACAAACGTATAAGGAGGCGCGCAAGACTATCTAGATATTTGTCCTTATGGGATTCTTTAAATTTAAATTTATGATGAATCCCTAGGATATCTTTGATAGGATTATAAGCAGCGAAAGTTCTTTCAAGAATTACTAACTGCGCCTGCCTTGTTTTCTTTTTCCGTGAATTTCTTCTGGAACGGGGTTTACTCCCCTTTCTTTTTGATGTTTTTGATGACTTCTCAGTCATATCGTTAAAGAATGCAAAAAAGTTAATACATGAGACGTCTGTTCTAAAGACGTTTCTTAAACGATAAAAGTTTCTTACTTTTTGTTTGGTTGTAGTTTTATCTATAAAACCTACTCTAAGTAGAGCATTTTTAAGTGCTCTAAAAAGTGACATCGACCCGGACGAAAAATGCAATATATATTGTATTCTCG